CGCAATCGCACGCGAAACTCGTAGAGGAAAGGGCAACATGATCATGTGCTCTGCTGACGTTGCTTCGGCACTGGCAATGGCAGGCGTACTTGATTACACCCCTGCTCTGGAAGGCAACAACCGCCTTGCAGTTGACGAAACTGGTAACACCTTCGCTGGTGTTCTGAACGGTCGCTATCGCGTCTATATCGATCCTTATGCAACCATCACCCGTGGTGGTTCTGCTGCTTCGGGTCAGTCAGGCAACCAGTACTACGTCATCGGTTATAAGGGTACTTCACCTTATGACGCTGGTATGTTCTACTGCCCATATGTACCTCTGCAGATGGTACGTAGCGTTGGTCAGGATGACTTCCAGCCACGTATCGGATTCAAGACCCGCTATGGCATGGTCCTGAACCCATTCGCTAAGGGTTATGACACCCACCTCGCTGATGCTGATCCTGCTGCAGCAGCAAACCTCTCCAGCAACGTATACTACAGACGTGTATCTGTTGCAAACCTGATGTGATCCATTCACATTTTACGGGACCCCTACGGGGGTCCTTTTTTTATGCCTATAAATAATTAAAAGAATGATCTCGCTATGCTTGAAATTACTCATCCTAATGAACTTAAATATGAATATAAAGAACCAGGATACTGGGTAATTCATAATCCATTCTCTTCTGGTATTGATGAATATTTAAATAAATTAGAAACCAGAACAGATTATATTAACGAAAAAGAAGATATTCATAATAATCCATTTCAAGTTATTACTAGTCAATATTGGCAAGAAACTGAAATTGTTGCTTATCAGTTATTAAAACCTTTTTACAAACACGTAGTAGGAATGTCAAACCGTCCATATCTTAGAGACGGACATATGGGATGGATTAACAAATACGAAAAAGATAATGTAAATTGCACTGGATCTGCTGGATTGCCTCACAATGATTGTTGTGAAATGCTTGAGGGTATTGTTGCTAACTATTGGATGAGTGAGAACATTGAAGAAAGTTCTACAAGATTTTATGATTGGGATGGTGAATATTGTAAAGAACCTGGCAACGGTGATTGGAATTACTTTTTTGACTTTGCATGTAGACCATATCATCCATTATATAATGAATTTGATAAAATGCGAACTACTAAATGTGATTATTTTCCAAACTTAGATGAGGAAACATTAAAACGTTTTGGATACACATATCAAGGAGAAGCACCTGCAGACCCTTGGAAGATGACCATTTATGAGTTCAAACGTCCACACGTAGCATACATACCAGAGAGCATTGACTACAGATTAAGTTCTTGCTTCTTATATGGTTTTATCCCACACCCATGGTTTAGAGATCCCTAATGTCTAACTGCAACGTTAATTTTTTATCTCCTGCTGCTTTTATATTAACCATTCCAGGATTTGATGAGATTGCATTTCAATGCAGTTCTGCAAATCTCCCTGGAGTTTCCATGGGTGGTCCTACTCAAGCAACTCCATATAATGATTTTCAACTTGGTGGAGATAAGTTAAATTATGATGATCTAGAGTTAACCTTCTTTGTAGATGAAGAATGTAATAATTACTCATTGATTCATAATTGGATGGTTGGAATTACATATCCACAAAAGTCAACTCAGTGGAGAGAGTTTGTCAATAGAATGAAAAATAGAGAGTTTGTCGTAGAGGATGAAAATCTAGAAACAGTTGATATGTATCTTACGGTATGTAACAGCAACTTCAATGAGAATTTTAAAATGCATTTTGTAGATGCATTTCCAACTTCATTAAGCACTTTAGAATTTGATACCTCACTTTCTGATATACAATATTTGACAGCAACGGTACGATTCAAGTATACTTACTTTACAATTACTGACATGAGGGATAAGGAAAAGACGATATGAGTTTACAACAACAGATTATGGAAGAGTGGAGAATAGATGCTGATATGGGTGATGACCTATTTGAAGCAGCAAGGAACATTCCTATCCTTCACTCAAAATGGATTGATAAGTATCTGAGAATCCAATTACTCAAAAAAGAAAAAGAATACGAGTACGACAGAGTATTCAAACAAAAATATAGTTATTATATGGGGAGAGAGGAACTTGCTCCCGATGAAAAGATCATGAAGACGGAGGTTCAAATCTACATCAAAGCTGATGAGGATATTATTAAACTTCGTGCCATGGTAGATCTGTATGAAAAGTTAGAAGGCACTATCAAAGAGATTCTAAATAATATTAACAATCGTTCATTCCAAATTAAGAATGCGATTGATTGGTTAAGATATTCTAGAGGTATAGATGAGTGACGTTATTATCCGAAAGAAAAATGAAGTTTACCTTCAACTGAAGACACCACCTCATATTTCATACGAACTATCTGACCATTTTACTTTTGATGTGGAGGGGGCAAAGTTCATGCCTGCCTACCGACAAAAGTATTGGGATGGGAAGATCCGTTTGTTCTCACCTGGCACTGGAGAGATCTATGCTGGTTTAAGAGAATATATTGAAGCATTCTGCGAAGAGCGTGGATACACCTATGATTATGCAGATAATCAATTCTTTGGTATGCCAAATTCCGAAGATGAATTGGTGTCTTTAGATGGCGTTAAATCATTTACCAAAAGATTTTCATCTTTAAAAGCAAGGGACTATCAATACAAAGCAATTTACGAAGCACTTAGAAAAAAACGTAAATTGATTGTATCCCCTACAGGGTCTGGTAAGTCCTTTATGATTTACTCTATCGTTAGATTCCTTCAAGAAACGGGTCAGAAAATCATCATTGTGGTTCCAACCACCTCCCTTGTCGAACAGATGTACAAGGATTTTGAATCTTATGGTTGGATGGCAGAGGATTTTTGTCATAAAGTATATGCTGGTCATGAAAAAATATCGGACAAACCAGTAACAATTACAACTTGGCAATCAATATACAAACAGCAAAAGAAGTATTTTGAATGCTTTACTGCTGTTATTGGTGATGAGGCACACCTGTTTAAAGCAAAATCTCTGACAGATATTCTTACTAAACTTCATCACGCCAAATATCGTGTTGGATTTACGGGAACCCTTGATGGTAGCAAGACAAACAAACTTGTTCTTGAAGGGTTGTTCGGTCCTCACGAAAAGATTACAAACACAAATGAACTAATTAAACAAGGGCATCTGTCTAGATTAAAGATCAAGATTATATCACTTAGGCATAACCATGTCAAATTTGATAGTTATCATGATGAGATCGCCTATCTAGTTTCTCATCCAAAGAGAAATAATTTTATCAAAAATCTTGCATTAGATCTGGCGGGCAACTCGCTCGTTTTATTCAACTATGTTGAACAGCATGGTGAACCACTCTATGAATTGATAAATAAAAATGCACAGAACGGAAGAAAAGTATTTTTCGTACACGGTGGAATTGATGTAAAGGACAGGGAAGAAATCCGAGCAATTACCGAGCAGGAGTCCAATGCAATTATCATCGCTAGTTACGGAACGTTCTCAACTGGTATTAATATTAAGAATCTACATAACATCATTTTTGCATCTCCATCTAAATCCAGAGTAAGGAATCTCCAATCAATTGGTAGAGTACTAAGAAAAGGAGAAAACAAAAATACTGCGATTCTTTATGACATTGCTGATGATACATCAAAAGATTCAAACAATCCAAATTATACCCTGCGTCATTTATTTGAAAGAGTAAAGATCTATAATCAAGAAAACTTTGATTATGAGATAATTAACGTTAAACTAAAGAACTAAGTATGGGACCCTTTTACGCAAGTATCAAATTTAAAACTGGAGAAGAAATATTATGCTATGTCAAAACCGCCGTTCCTGAAGATGACTATCTTATAATTCAAAACCCTGTAGATATAGAAGAGGTTGATATCCCTGGAGTTATTCAGGGATTTAAGATTAAAGCATGGATGAAGTTATCTCATCAAAATGAATTCCATATCTCAGGTGAAGATATCATTACAATTAAAGAAGTAGACACTACTGTAATTAAGTTCTACAAGACATCTCTAAAAAGATTAGATAATTTAGATAAACCTTCAAGACAAAACATTAAAAAACCTCCCGTCCCAAAAAGAAGGAAGGAAGGTAATAGGGTAGATCTTTCTGAAGATACAGGTCTATTAGGATCTATTGATAACGCTAGAGAGTTACTTGAAGAGATGTACTTAATGGATTCTAAGGATACTAAAGAATCTTAAAGTACTCTAAGTACTTAAAGTATCTAAGAGCTTAAAGTCCTTCAACCCTTGACAGAGTTATTATACACAGATCTAGGGGTTCTGTCAAGCCCCCTTGTCAATACCCTAAGTATGTGCTATGATACGTCAGAGAAGTACAACATAGTTTTAATGTCAAAGACAAAAGAGCATTACGTAAACAACAAGGACTTCTTACATGCAATTATTGTGTATAAGAAGAAGGTAGAGAAAGCAAAAGAAACGGGCGACGCCAAACCACCAGTGGGAGAATACATTGGTGGTTGTTTTTTGAAGATCGCAACCCATCTTTCGTACAAACCAAACTTTGTCAACTACATGTTTAAGGATGACATGATTGGTGATGGTATCGAAAACTGCATTACATACATTGATAACTTTGATCCCGAGAAATCAAAGAACCCTTTTGCTTATTTTACTCAGATCATCTACTACGCTTTTCTTCGTAGAATCCAGAAAGAAAAAAAACAGGTGGACATCAAGAACAAGATGATTGAAAAGTCAGGATACAGTGAAGTATTCAGTGGTGATGATTTTGGAAACGATCTTTACTACGAGGGAATCAAAAACTCTCTTGAACAAAAAATGAGGTACTGATGAAAGTTGCTATTATTACTGACCAGCATTTTGGTATGAGGAAAGGTAGTCAGATTTTTCATGACTACATGGCAAAATTTTATAACGAGGTCTTCTTTCCTATCCTAGACAAAGAAAAGATTGATACCGTTATTGACCTTGGGGATACCTTTGATAACCGCAAATCAATTGATTTCTGGTCTCTAGATTGGGCAAAGGAAAATTACTACAGTAAACTTGCAGAAAGAAACATTAAGGTTTATACTGTAGTTGGCAACCATACTTCTTATTATAAAAACACTCTTGATCTGAATGCAGTCAATCTTCTTCTAAGTGAATACCCAAACATCTTTCAGATCAGTAGACCCGAAACACTTAGGATTGGTGGTTTAGATATTTGTTTTATTCCTTGGATCTGTGTTGATAATGAGACGGAAACCTTTGAGGAGATCTCTAACACTAAAGCAAAGATTGCCATGGGGCATCTTGAACTATCTGGATTTGAAGCACATAAAGGTTATGTTATGGATCATGGCATGAGTGCCGATGTGTTTTCTAAATTTAAGAAAGTTTATTCAGGGCATTTCCACCACCGTTCACATGCTGGTAATGTTTACTACTTAGGCAACCCCTATCAAATGTATTGGAACGATTATGGTGACACTAGAGGGTTCCATCTGTTTGATACAGAAACTATGAAAACTGTTTTTGTAAAGAATCCTTTCAATATGTTTGAAAAGATTTTCTACAATGATAAACTTAATACGTATTCATCTACTGATGTTAATCAGTACAAAGATAAGTTTATCAAATTGATTGTTGAAAAGAAAACAAACATTCCTCAATTTGAAATGCTTGTTGACAATCTGTATCAGGTAGGTATTCATGATCTTAAGATTGTAGATAACAGTCATGAAGAAATTAACCCCAATGGCGACATTGAAGTTGAAGGAACTCTTACCTTCCTTGAGAAGTATATTGATGAAATTGATTATGAAGAGAAAGATAATCTCAAAAACATTATAAATTCAATATATGTAGAATCACTGCAAGTAGAATAATGTACCTCCTAGCAATTAAAGGTAAAGAACAAGAGGGAGCATATGCTCCTAATATTTCTGGAGATGAGCATGTGCTCTATCTCTTCCTTGATGCTGATGATGCAGAACGCCACTCTGATTTGCTTCTAGCAGATGATTATCCAGAGATGTCTGTCGTTGAAGTTGACGACGAAGTTGCAATTGAGATCTGTGAAATGAACGGATACTCATATTGTATTGTTACCCCTGATGACATTGTAATCCCACCCAAAGTAGATGATTGAATTCAAAACTATTAAATGGAAAAACTTTCTCAGTACTGGAAATAACTTTACTGAGATTGATTTGTCTTCTCACCAGAAGACATTGATTGTTGGAGAAAACGGGGCAGGCAAATCTACTATTTTGGATGCCCTTTGTTTTGGTTTGTTTAACAAACCATTTCGTAAAATCAACAAACCTCAACTAGTCAATACTATTAACTGTGGAGATTGTAGAGTTGAAATTGATTTCACTATCGGGAGTGTTGATTGGAAAGTAGTTCGTGGTATGAAACCCACGGTGTTTGAGATTTATAAAAACGGATCTATCTTAGACCAATCTGCTGCCGCTGCTGATCAGCAAAAGTGGTTAGAGCAAAACGTTCTTAAACTCAATTACAAATCATTTACTCAGATTGTTGTTCTTGGTTCTTCAACCTTTGTTCCTTTTATGCAGTTGCCCGCTGCTGGTCGAAGGGAAGTTATTGAAGACATTCTTGATATTCGAATCTTTTCTACTATGAATGTGATTCTTAAAGAGAGGGTCAAAGATGTTAAAGAAGAAGTATCTAATCTTGAGTATGCAGTTTCAATCCTCAGGGAAAAGGTTGATGTCCAGCGTAATTACATCCATAAACTAAAAGAGCAAAGTCAGCAGAACATCGAAGAGAAGGAGAATACAATTTCAGTTCTTGAAGAAAGTATTCGCCATAAGAAACTAGATGTTGAAAGTTACATGGGTCGCCTTGATAGTTTAAATGAAAAACTTGAGAAGTATAAAGATCTTGATTCAAAGATTAATAAGTTAAACGAGTTTAGCATTACCTTCTCAGGTAAGATTAAAGAACTATCAAAAGAACAGAAGTTCTTCAAATCAAATGAAATCTGTCCAACTTGTAATCAAGATATCAGTAATGATTTGAAGGAGACCAAGATCTCTGAAACGTCTACTAAGATTCAGAAATTTAAAGATGCTCTGGACAAACTCAATGAAGATCAACTTGAGGTAAACAAAACTGTATCTGAAAGAACTGAAATATTAGGTTGTATTGGTACTGTTCAGTCAAAGATTAATGAGTGTTTTAAAGAAGTAGAATGGAATGAGAAGAGGGTAAGGGATCTTCACACTGAAATCAAAACAATCAACACAAACAGTTCCACTATTGATGAGGAAACAGAAAAGATAAAAGTTTTGATTGATCAGGGTAAGTCCCAAGAACTGCAGCGCCGTCAATTGATTAGAAAGCAATCTGAATTAAAAATGGTTGCTGATATCCTTAAAGATGGTGGAGTTAAATCAACTATCATTAGGAAGTATCTTCCAGTGATGAATACTCTCATCAATAAGTATCTTCAGGAACTTGAGTTCTATGTTAACTTTAATCTTGATGAAACTTTTAATGAAACCATTAAGTCCCGATTCAGGGACGAGTTCTCTTACGCTTCCTTTTCTGAAGGTGAGAAAATGAGGATTGACCTAGCACTCCTGTTCACTTGGAGAGAGGTTGCTAAACTGAAGAACTCAGTCAATACCAACCTTCTCATCTTAGACGAAGTATTTGACAGTTCGCTAGATAGTAATGGCACTGCTGACTTTATCAACATCCTCAAGAACATCACAGAGGGTAACAATGTGTTTGTGATCTCACACAAACAAGACATCCTCCACGACAAGTTTGATAATGTGATAGAGTTCAAGAAAATCAAGAACTTTTCTCGCCCAGTACAGAGCAATGCAAATTCCTAATTGGCAACACCACTCTAAGAAAGATCAGAAACGAAAGTTAAAACCACAAGCACTGCGTCAAGCGAAAGCACGTCTGAAGCAGTTCAAAAAGTGTCACATGGGTCGTCCTAAGGGGCGACCTTTTTTTGTATATTAGGTTCATACCGATGAGGACTTCTCCCATGCACACCATTTCCCACGAAGTCAAAGACAACCTTGCTCGTCTGCTCGCCACTGAAAATCTGATCGTCGAACATAAACAAGTCAGCACTGCATCCTTTGATGTTGACCAGCGAGTTCTGACTCTGCCTATGTGGCAGAAAGCATCTAGCACTGTTTATGATCTTCTTGTTGGTCATGAAGTCGGACATGCATTGTTTACTCCCAATATTGATTGGCGTGAAGGTGACTACACCAAAGTACCTCCTTCTTTCGTCAACGTGATTGAAGATGCTCGTATTGAGAAACTTATGAAGCGTAAGTTTCCTGGGTTTGCCAAGACCTTTTTCAAGGGATATCAAGAACTTTCCGATGATGACTTTTTTAGCATTGCTGATGAAAACATTGATGAGTTGAATCTTATTGATCGCATCAACATCCATTTTAAGATCGGGGCATTTGCTGCAGTTCCTTTTCAGGAAAATGAACAGGAGTTTGTTACCCTGACTGAACATGCAGAAACGTTTGCTGATGTTCTTGAGATCTCTAAAATGCTTTTTGAGCATGTTAAGAAATTGCAAGAAGATCGGAAAGAAACCGATCTTCCTATGAATACTAAACAAAACAAAGACAATCAACCTTCCTCCAATTCCAGCACTGTTGAGGTGGAAACTCATGAAACATCGGAGAACCCCCTTCCAGGCGATTCTGGGGGGCAATCCGAGGGTAATAACGGCGGTGATGATGCTGACCTAGACACTCCTAGTTACGAGGGTGGTCAAACGTTTGATCCTCTTGAGTCGCAGACCGATGCTGCGTTTGAACGTAATCAAGAAAAACTGATTGATCAGAAGGCATTGGAAACTGTGTATCTTGAGTTTCCTAAACTCATCCTTGAGAACTTGATCATCGATCCTGCAGAGATCTCTGACCGTTGTAGTGAGTGGAATGCTGGAAGTTATATGCAGTGCCGTAAGGATGGACAAGAGATTGCTCTGCAAGAGTATCTTAAGTATCGTAAGGATGCTGCTAGCGGTGTGAACTATATGGTCAAAGAGTTTGAGTGTAAGAAATCTGCAGATGCTTATGCTAGGGCATCTACTTCTCGCACTGGTGTTCTTGATACCAGCAAACTCCACACATATAAGTTTAACGAAGATCTGTTCAAGAAGATTACTGTTCTTCCTGACGGTAAGAACCATGGTCTTATCTTTGTTCTTGACTGGTCTGGTTCTATGCAAGATTTTATTCTTGATACTGTCAAGCAACTTCTCAACTTGATTTGGTTTTGTAAAAAGGTAAACATTCCTTTTGAAACTTATGCCTTCACTTATGACTATTCTGATTGTAGGGAATCATATGAAGATGACGGATCGGAAATTCAAGTGATGGAGAACAATACTCTGTACATGTATCGTTCGTTCCGTCTGCTTAATTTGATTTCTCACAAACGTTCTACTAAAGATCTAGAACAAGATTGCCGTAATCTTTTCTCTATGGCATTCTTTCTCCAGAAACGTCATTGGGATTATCTGCCTCCTGGTCTGGGTCTCTCTGGAACTCCTCTGAATGAAACTTTGATTACTCTTCGGGAAATCATTCCCATCTTTATCAAAGAGAATAATCTTCAAAAAGTAAATGCTGTTATCCTGACAGACGGCGAATCTGCAGGTCTTTCGCGGGTAAATAAAATGAAGAGGTACAATAATGATGATGACATGTGGGGTCGTGCTCATATTCATGCAGCATGTCGGATTCGTGATCGCAAACTTGGTCGAGTTTACAAACCAGCGATTAACGAAAATTATTGGGACACTAGCATTACTAAAATTCTTTTGACTAACCTTCAAGAGAATTTCCCCGAAGTCAACATCATTGGTATTCGCGTTCTTCCTAGTCGTGATGTTCGCAATTTCTTCTACACTTACGTTAAGGATTACAATGATCAAATGAAGAAGCGTTGGTCTAAAGAGCGTTTTTGGGAAATCAAGAACAATGGTTATTCTGCTTTGTATGCAATTGCATCTACAACTTTGAATGAAAGTGATGACTTTGAAGTTGCCGAAGATGCTACTAATGCACAGATTCGTACAGCATTTAAAAAGTCCCTCAAAGCAAAATCAATGAACAAGAAAGTTCTGTCTTCCTTCATCAGCATGGTCGCTTGATGAACTGTCCACGGGGGTCGTCCGATCCCCACTACCCCCCTTATACTATGAAAGTCAACGAAACACCCCAAGGACAAATGCCTCGCATGTCTAACCTCAACGTCAACGAACTGATCTCTTTCCTTTCTGAAAACTATGGCACCGAGTTTGGTGGCGATGCTATCAACGCTGCTTGCCGAGAGTTCAATGTTTCCTATCCCACTGTCACCAAACGTCTTGATCAATACAAGGTTGGTCATGGTCGTTGGAACCTGACTGCTGCTGAACGTCTGGAGCAAACCTATCAGGCACCTTCTGCTAATCCCGTTCGGGAAGAAACCAACCTAATTCCCGACAAAGATGACACTTTTGTCCCGTTCGGGAACTTTGTTGATGTGAAGAAAATCCTGGGTAGCAATCTTTTCTATCCTATTTTCATCACTGGTTTGTCTGGTAATGGTAAGACCCTTAGTGTCGAACAGGCATGTGCTGCTCTAAATAAAGAGCTGATTCGTGTCAATATCACCATTGAAACTGACGAGGATGATCTTATTGGTGGGTTCCGTCTTGTTAATGGCGAAACTGTGTGGCATAATGGACCAGTCATCGATGCTCTGGAGAAAGGAGCTGTGTTGCTTCTAGACGAGATCGACCTGGCATCCAACAAAATTCTTTGCCTGCAATCCATTCTTGAGGGCAAAGGTCTCTTCCTCAAAAAGATTGGTAAATATGTAAAACCTGCTAATGGATTCAATGTTGTTGCAACTGCAAATACTAAAGGTAAAGGCAGCGATGACGGTCGCTTTATTGGAACTAACGTTCTCAATGAGGCATTCCTTGAGCGATTCCCCATTACCTTTGAGCAAGAGTATCCCACTGCCACTGTAGAGAAAAAGATCCTTGAGGGCATTTCCCTTGATCTTGGTGTGGAGGATCGTGAGTTCTGCAGTCGTCTCACTGATTGGGCACAGATGATCCGTAAGACGTTCTATGAAGGTGCTATCGATGAAATCATCAGCACCCGTCGTCTGGTTCATATCATCCGTGCTTACAGCATCTTCAACAACAAAGCAAAGGCAATCAAAGTTTGTCTGAACCGCTTTGATGATGAAACCAAGCAGTCCTTCCTGGAACTGTATGACAAAGTGGATGCTGACATTCAACTTGACGAACCTGCCGAAGCGTGATATACTGGGGGAGTTCTCTCCCTCTTTTTTTATGGACTTGTGGAAAGAGTATAAGAGGACTCTGTATAAAACATTTCCTGATTTAAAACTGGACCACGTATGGGCAGATTGGTCAGGAGATACAAATCTCAGAGCAGAGATTTGGAAGAGTCCTCAGTTCATTAAATCCAGAGCAGTAGATATCTGGAGTGAAAAATCAAACATCTACAACACCATCATGTATCCCAAAACGGGGAAGAACCTTCCTTGCTTTGGTATGGACTTGATGGGATTCTTTGAGAAGAAAGTCATTATTGTATTTGACTTTCAGCATCCTGTGGAAAACTATTTGTTTTCTGTAGGTGACAAACTTCCAAAGGCAGAAGGGTCGTTTAGATTCTTTGAACCAGGGAATCATTTTTCAGAACATATCTTTGTTCGTAAATGCACAATGTCTGAAGTTAACAATTACCTAGATGACTTCCGTGCCTATTTACAAGTTTACAAAGATATGCTAGAATCTGCTGATCCCCAAGGAACCGACGAGACAGTTTATAAGGACTTTGATTCTTATATGAAGAAACTGGATCCTGTGGGTGGATACCTTGCTAATAACTTTGGCAAGGAAAGATCAGAACAATTTGTAAACGAGTTCCTTTTTCCTTATGGTTAACGCTTGGTCTTTACTTTACGATGTACTTGAAATGGACGAACAACACGAATTCAATTTGAATATGGACATGATTAAACCTTCTCCCAGCACTCCTTGGAAATACAACGAAGAAGCAATTGTAAAAGAACTTCTTGAGTATATTCGTGGAACTTACAACCAGCATTATTCTGCTGGTGATCAAAAGATTCAAACGCTTGATTTGATTGAAGCATGTGGGGACGGTGAAGCGTTCTGCCGTAGTAACATTCTCAAGTATGCTTCTCGTTACGATAAGAAGGGTAGTGCCCGTCGTGACATCATGAAGATTATGCATTATGCTGTGCTTCTTATGAACTTCAATGATAAGAACGCTGTCCGTGAAACTTACAATCAGTAAATTTAATGAAACTATCTGAAAAGACCAAAACTATTCTGAAGAATTTTTCTCAGATTAACAACTCAATCTACATTCGTGGAGGGAGTTCACTTGCAACCATCTCTGCAACTAAAAACATTTATGCTAAAGCAACGGTTGTTGAGGATTTTCCAATTCCATTTGCAATCTATGATCTTGCACAGTTCCTGAATGGCGTGTCTCTTTTCAGTGATCCTGAGATTGAATTTGATGATGCCTCATACCTGACTATTAAGAGTGGTCGTTCTAAGGTCAAATACTTTTTTGCGGATCCTGATGTAATTCACTATCCACCTGAGAAATCGATTGATATTCCAAGTTATCAATTTAGTTTCTCCCTCAGTTCGTCTGTTCTTGATTCTCTTATTAAGAGTGCAAGCATCTATGCTCTCCCTGATCTTTGTCTTGAGTGCCAAGGTGATGAAGTTAACTTTGTGACTAAGGACAAAGACAATGATACTTCTAATACGGTATCATTCTTGGTTGGAACATCTGAGGTTCCTTTCTCCTTCAACTTTAAAACGGAATCTATCAGGATTATTCCTGGTAACTACATGGTTGAAGTTACTCCTCGACTTGCTCACTTTGTAAGTCAAGATATTGATCTTGAATACTTCATTGCACTTGAACCTGATTCTACCTATGGAGATTGATGATTGAAACACGTACTTTTTACTCTGTATGATTGTGATTCGGATACATTAAATGACCGAATGTTTATTGAAAGGTTGCTATATGAAACTGCAGAAGTATCTGGTGCAACTTTCTTGAACACTATCTCTCATCAGTTTGAACCCCAAGGAGTTACTGCCGTAACTCTACTTGCTGAAAGTCACATCAGCATTCACACTTGGCCAGAAGAAGGCAAAGCAGTGTGTGATATTTTTACTTGTGGAAATGCAAATCCTATGCTAGGATTTGCTCTGATGCGTGCCCGCCTTGGCGCAAAGTCATCAGTCCACCAACAGTATGATCGACCTTTTGCGTTTAATTGAATTATGAGTCGTAATGAATTTCTATGGGTCGAGAAATATCGTCCCAAGAAAATTGATGATTGTATCCTCCCAGAGGAAACAAAGAAAACTTTTAAGGAGTTTCTAAGCAGTGGGCAGATTCCTAATCTGCTTCTGCATGGAACTGCTGGTATAGGTAAAACAACAGTCGCCCGAGCACTTTGCGAAGAACTCGGTGTTGACTATATTATTGTAAACGGATCTGACGAAGGAAGGGCAATTGACACAGTACGAAACAAGGTCAAAAATTTTGCATCGACCGTATCACTATCTAGTGACTCCCAACACAAAGTCGTCATTATTGACGAAGCTGACAACACGACCCACGATGTTCAACTCGCTCTACGGGCGAACATTGAGACGTTTCATGGTAACTGTCGGTTTATTTTCACCTGTAACTACAAAAACAAAATCATCGAACCACTCCACAGTCGATGTGCAGTCGTTGATTTTTCAATCCCAGGAAAGCAAAAGAAAGTTCTTGCGGGGACCTTCTTCGACCGTCTCAGGTTTGTACTTGAGAATGAGGGCGTACAATATGATCAAAAAGTACTTCCTCAAATAATCCTAAAGTTCTTCCCTGATTGGCGTCGTACACTGAACGAGTGTCAACGCTACTCAGTTGGTGGTGTCATTGATAGTGGCATCCTTTCTAGTTTGTCTGATATCAAGTTTGCAGAACTTACTCAGGCATTGAAGAACAAAGAGTTTACTACTGTTAAGAAGTGGGTCAATTCTAATTTGGACAATGAACCATCTCACATTTTTCGTTCAATCTATGACAATCTTTATGCTTGCCTAGATCCTCGAACTATTCCTCAGGCAGTATTGATTCTTGGTAAATACCAATACCAATCTGCTTTTGTTGCAGATCAAGAGATCAATCTCCTTGCTGCTCTTACCGAAATGATGGTGGAGTGCAATTTCAAATGACAAAGAAAACTACGCCTCAGAATGTGGCAGAAGCAAACGAAGCGTTGTTTCGTGCTACCATGAATCTTCCTGCTGCTGCTGCCCATTGCGGCATGACTCAGAAGGAAATGAAAATGACCTTTCTTGAATTTCTGAAGTATCACCCTGCTGATTATGAAACAAGTAATCATTGATTATCCTGATCATGTATCTAAAACTGCATTAATTGATTTTGTCACTAAAGCGTGTCATTTTTATTTTGACCATCTTCAAGATTCTATTAAAGAGGGAGATCCAGAATCAGAATACTTGGAAGAACTTTTAGAATCTGTGAATAATATGGGGTTTATTAGGTATGTAACAGAAATGGATGATGTTTGGAAATTGAATCAAAATCTTAAAGATAGTGATTATGAAGTATAAAACACCATTGAGATATCCTGGAGGTAAATCTAGAGCAATCAAGTTCCTGAGTAACCACCTGCCTACATTTGAGTCCTATCGTGAACCGTTCCTAGGTGGCGGTTCTATGGCGCTCTACGTGACCCAGACGTTCCCTCGCACTGATGTGTGGGTCAACGACCTTTACTACCCTCTGTATGCCTTCTGGAAGACCCTCAGGGACCATGGAGATCGCCTCTCCAATGACCTTCGAGAACTCAAGACAGAACTAGGTGAGAGTCCCCATGCTCACAGAGAAGCATTTGACAACGCCAAGTTGGCACTAAACACCAACGATGATTACAATGCTGGATTTAATTTTTACATTGTAAACAAATGTTCTTTCAGCGGACTGTCAGAATCATCTGCTTTTAGTGAGCAAGCATCTAGACAAAACTTTACCTTTAGAGGTATTGATCGTTTGCCTGCTGTCTCTGAGTTAATTCAGTATTGGAGAATCACCAATATGGATTATGCTGAATTGCTTTATGGTAAAGACAGTTTTGTTTTTCTAGATCCCCCTTATGATATTAAAACTTCTCTTTATGGTAAGAAGGGAAATATGCATAAGGGATTTGATCATGAAATGTTTGCTGCACATTGTTCTAATTCAGAACAGAATTGCATGATTACTTACAATTCAGATCTCTATGTCAAAGAAAGATTCCCAGGATGGTATCAGCAGGATTGGGATCTTACTTATACAATGAGATCCACAGGAACGTACACCCGTGACCAAAAAGAACGAAAAGAACTTCTTCTTCTAAATTATGAAACAGTACAATCATCCCTTGACGGATTATTTGAAGACAATCAATGAAAGCAAAAATAATCTAATGGATGGCGAAGACCCAGGATGGGAAAAAGATTATCCCTCCTGGGTCATTACCAAATGCATGGCGTCACACTACGACACGGTTTTGTTGGCAAATGAAATGAATCTGTATCATCAGTTGCCGAATAAACTTCAATATGATTTCTTTATAAATACCGTCAGGAAGAGAAAACGTTTCTCGCCCTGGGAAAAGAAAGTCAAACTTGATGATCTTGAATGTGTCAAGGAGTATTATAATTATAGTACCGAAAAAGCACAGGCAGTTCTGAAGTTACTAAATAAAGAACAAATTGACTACATTAAATCTAAATTAAACCGTGGAGGTAAAAAATAATGACGCAAGTTGCTGAGGTACAGTGGACTCGTGAAAGTATGGTTGAGGTTAAACTTTCTCAACCCGATGATTTTCTTAAAGTGCGTGAGACACTCTCTAGAATTGGAGTTGCTTCACGTAAAGAAAAGAAACTCTATCAATCTTGTCACATCCTTCATAAGCAAGGAAAGTACTACATCGTTCATTTCAAAGAGTTGTTTGCTCTTGATGGTAAGACCGCAAATCTGACGCAGAATGATGTTCAGCGTAGGAATCGAATTATTCAACTTCTTGTTGACTGGGGACTCGTAACAATTGGTTCTCCAGACCAAGAAAAGATTCTAGACATTGCACCACTTAATCAGATTAAAGTTCTTGCTTATAAAGAAAAAGGTGAATGGGAACTTGAATCTAAGTACAATATCGGAAAAAAGAAAACTGCTCCAGCAGTAGCATAATATAAATAAAGGAGCCATGCTCCTTTTTTAATGTCTGAAAATAAAGAGATTAAAACTGAGGATGCCAAGAAGAATGAAAATAAATTTGAATGGGCTGATGAGGGTGTATCTACCCTGGTGCGTGTAATTATATTAGGGTGGTCAGCAGCAATCCTGACACTTAATTATGTTTCCGTTCCTGGTATGCCTCAGAAAAACATCGATCCTACTTTTATCGCTTCCGTTTTTACTGGAACTCTAGCCACATTTGGGGTCGTTCCTGCTAAGAAAAAGGAAGAAGAAACCAAAAAAGTAGAGGAAAAGAAAGATGCAAAAATTGATTAACGTCATTGCCCTGCTGTCGGGACTGGTATCATTATCAGTTCTCGGCGGTGGGGTTTATCTGTATAAGAATGCAGATGTTCTTATGGAGGACGCCAGAAAGAAAGTTACTGCAGCAGCAGTAGAAGGTGTTAAAACTGCATTACCTAAATTGGTAGATTCAGCAATGCCTAAGATTCCAGAAGCAACTGGTCCTTCCATTCCTACTGGTCCTATTACAACTGGTCCCAATATCCCATTATAACCATGTTTAAATCCAAGAAGACCGAGGTAGAAATGCCAACACAAATACCAACCAACAAACAATCGCCAATTAAGATTGCTGCATTGGCATTGGGTGCAGTTGTGGGCGTTTCTCACCTTGGACTTCTTGGTTATGTACTTAGAGACAACACTCCTAAAGTAAGGGATGTCCCTGCAATCAATATTCCCCGTGGACCATATTCCTCCTACAAAATAAAAGTAGGTAAGGATGGATATGAGATTGAGTATCGTGCAGATGATCCTAAAGTTCTAGAGTCAGAAAGATCTTTAAATTCTGATAGTGAAAAAAGAGGATTCTTTGGTGGTGGAACTCAGAAGCGTAGTGAGTATCGTCGTGATGAATACACCAGAGAAGGTACACGCAACCTAGGAGGCGCTTCAGTAGATGCCGAGGGAAAGACCCTTGCGAAAAGCGAAGAGTGTATCAGGGCGGACGCTGGAGCACGCTCACAAGGTGCGATGGCAGGTAGTGCTATTGCTGCTGGCGTAGCAGTCCCTGCTCTTGTCAATATCCCTTACATCGGATGGTTGGCAGGTGGTTGGGCACTTCTATTAGGACAGAAAGCGGGATCTGAATTGGGTTCGGAAATCGGAACAGTTTTTAATGATTGCTAATTTAAATTGTTAAATAGTTAAAATTAAGGTAATATTATGGCAAGATCTCCGTATAAAAAACAAGTTAAGAGAGAAGCAACAGAAACTTTCTTTTTGTATGTATTCTTCCATTCAATCTGGACTAGTGTTTTAAATTTCTTTCATCATGATTAATGCCTAAGATTCCTGAAATAACTTCTACTGATATTAAGATCGGTGAGATTCAAATTCCTAAAGTAATAACTGCTAACGAATATTACACATCAACGCCATTAGCACCACCTGTAGTGGTAAATATTGGTGTACCTATTGTTGACATTCCTGGATGTGTTGAGGCACATGAGACGAATCCAAACTCCAAAACCATTGCGGGGGATGACCCCAAGGGACTGGTTACTTACTGCGATGGTAATCTCCCCAGTTATAATCCTATTAATTTTGAACCAAATCAGATAGTTCCTACTAGACCATCTGGAGTTGACACTAGAAAAAAAGAGGAACCTAAAACTCCCCCTATTGATGAGTTACCGATACCTAAAACTCCCCCTGTTAGTGCGGTCATTCAGTGTCCTACAGCATCACAGAATGCTAAGGAACCTGTAGGGACATACATCGAAGGATTTAGAAAGAAGGTTACTGACTATCAGTTGATTGGCAACGAGTGTGTTCAGATCACAGAAGCAGTTCCTATTCCACAGCAGATCATCGCTGGTCTTCCTAGTGCTGGTGCCGTAATGACAACTGGTGGTATCGCTGTCATTGCTACAACATCAGCACTTATGGCAAAACCGCTGGCAGACATCCTACTAAAGGTTGTCAAACCAACGGTCAAGAAAGTTATGAAGAAGGTTGCTAAGATCAGGGGGAAGCAACCTGAGGTGTTGTCTGTAAGGGACCGCCAAGATCTTCAGCGCGAACGCTCACACGCGATTCGGGAGTTGCGTTCTGTGTTTCCGAGGAAGAAGAAACGTTAATTTGATGTACGTGTGGATGATTATGGTCTTTGATATAATTGACGTTGTGTACTACAACGTCAGCACATACTTTATAGTATGGTGATTTAGGATGGAACTGAATTCCTTGCTTTATCAATTCACCACAGTTCTTTAATCTTGCGATTTCAAAATCTAATCTTTTGTTAGCAGTTTGCTGTTGCATCAATGCGATGTTAGCAGCGGCTGCTTCTTTGCATTGTTCTTGTAATTTTTGATCTAAAGGACGTGACCATGTAGCAGAGAAACCTACACCCAAGTTGTAGTTATCTTTCTGTCCAGTTCTAATTGGAACTGTATATAAAACGGAACCTGGATTATCAGGAGCACCATCTTCATCCATGTCCCTCATATCATAAACGGGATCGTTATAATATGGTTCGTAAGGTGATTGCTTTGAAGCACTACCTGTTACATATGGAGTAAAGTTTAAGGTTGGTCCTTGACACTGGATTCCATTTCCATAAGTGTTTGTAATGTACGGTCCCTGTAAGACCTGGATTGCTTGGTTTGTAACGCTCCCACTACTATTAGCAACGGGAGCAGCAGTAGCAGATACACCACCAACAGTTTCAGCAAACGCTTGTGTCGGGGATAGTAATCCACAACTTATTGCGAGAAAATACTTGTAGTATCTGTGATGCTTGTTACGTCCGTGGTTCTTTGAATAATCGTTTGATTGCTTAAACCAGGACCTTGATACGTTTCTGTGAACTGAAACGCTCCCCCTGGTGTTGTTTGTACAAAGTTTGGTCTGCTTGTAATTCCTGTCCATGTTGAATTCACTCCCTCTATAGTTACAGTATTAGCACCTGTTCCTGGTTGCAAAGAACCAGATGCTGTAATTCCACTCCCTGTTACAGAGTATTGATACCCTGTGTTATAGTCCATCGAGTTGATGGTTTCTGTAATTTTTTGCGTTGTCTCTGTATGTGATGTCATGGAGCCCTGTGTAAAGTTAGGGACTACAGGGACTGCCTGAGCAGCCCCATGTAAAGCACCAAGAATCAATCCGAGACCGATT